AAAGGCGTTGACTTCTGGTAGGTCTAGGACGGCTTCTACGCGCACGTTGGCTAGTTCTTCTGAGACGTTGTATTCGTCCATGTAGGTCTGGGAAAGGACATAGAAACGGTCGGCGCAAGCGACGTTGACTTCGTCTAGGCCGCCAAGGTTAAAGTCGTAGGTGTAGTCAATGATGTAACCGTTAAAGAGTTCTTCGCCTTCGCGCGTAAGGATGACGTTTCGCATTGGTGCAAGTCCAGGTTGACCGTTAGAACTGTCGAAAAATGGCGAATCCTGATTGAACGGATTGAACACCCCGCCCGCGTAGCCGTCAAGCAAATTGAAAGTCATTGAGCCGGCGGTGAATTGGTCGCCAATGTCGCGGCGTCCGCGTGTGACGGTGATGTTTGTAGAGCCCTCAATGACCGATGCGTATTGGGTTGTACCGTTGAGCACGTATTCGGTGTTATTAAGAACGCCTTTTTCGTTGTCGTCAAGTGTGAAGCCGTCAACGATAAAGCCCGTGTCGATCAGGAGATCATAGGATCCCGAGTCAACGATTGTGGCGGCCATTACGCGACTTGTATTTGTGCTGGGCCGTCTACACGGTTCATGGCTTTGATGGCGTTAACAACTGCGCGGCCGATGTCTGCCGATGTGGAGATGCCGCCCGTGACGTTGACGGTGATGTTTTGTCCGCCGTTGTTTTTCATGCGGTCTAGTGGGATGACGGCTTCTGGCCCTTTTTCGCCCACGATGGCAAGCGTTGGAGCGGTCACGATGCCGCCTGTGGCCATCATGCGTACTCCGCTTATGCCGCCTTCTGCGACTTCTTGTGCTGCACCAATGCGCCCGAGCGATATGGATTCAATAGTCGAGACGTTGTCAACGAACGGGATGGCGTTGTATGCCCTAATGAGCGCGTTAATTGCTTTAATCCATGTGTTAGCCAATGTCTCAAAGCCGCCAATAATAAAGTTAAGGACGCTGTTAACAATGTTACGGAAGCCCTCAAACTTTTTATAGGCGATTGCTAGGCCGACTACAAGTGCGGCGATGCCGGCTGCGATAAGTGAGAACGGGTTGAGCGCCATTGCAAAGTTGACGGCCATAATCGCTGTAGCGATAGCGGCGATTGTGCCGGCAATGGCTAGGAATGCGCCTGGGTTGTCTTGTGCCCAGTCTGCAAACTTCTGCACTACGGGGAGGATGGCTTCTACGGCTGGAAGTAGTGCAGCGCCGATTGACTCTTTTGTTTCGTCTAGCGAGTTCTTGAGGATCTTCATGCGGCCTGCGGCGGTTTCTGCGGCTGCGGCCGTCGCTCCTCCGAAGGTTCCGCCAAGGACGTTCATGACGTCGTCAAGCGTGGCGCCGTCTTTAATCATGGCTTTGATTTCTGGGGAGAGTTGTCCGAGCGCCTTAAAGTTGCCGCCGTACGCTTTGGCAAGTGCATCTGAGACGGTTGCTAATTCCTTACCTGAGCCTTGTGCGATGTCCTGAGCAAGCGCAAGCGTCTTGTTTGCTTCCGTGATGTCTTTGGTTCCGACTAGCAGCGCTTGGAAGGCTGGACGGAGTTCGCTGTCTGCTGTGCCAGACGCTCTCGACATTGCCGCGATGACGTCTTCTTGTGCGGCGACTTGTTCTTTTGATGCGCCTGTGACGTTGCCCATTACAAGCGCAAGGTTGGCTTGTTCGGCCGCGTCTTCCATTGCCGCTTTGGTTGCGCCTGCAAGGGCTACGCCTAAGCCGGCCATCGCTGCGGCCGCTGGGATTGCGGCCTTTTTGATTGCAAAGTTTGCCTTGGCTCCGAAGCCTTCTAGTTGCTTAAATTGCGCGATCGCCTTCTTAGCGCCTTTGGGATCGTATTCGGAGATGATTGGGAGAATGACGGCCATGGGTTTACCTTGCGCTTAGATCGCGGCTCAAAGCTTCTCCGACGCGGTCAACGATTCGCGCCATTTCTACTTCAAGATCGCTCTTATTTGCTTCGTACTGTTTCCACACTACTCGCGACGGGTCGCCATATTTGGCTGTTAGTGCGGCGCCCATTTGATTACTTTTGGAGAAGTCGAAGAAGGCGGCGGCGGCGCCGAGCCATTTAACGGCAAAGGTCGAGAGGTTTACTTTGCCACCGAATACTTCTTTTGGCGCTTTGGTGTTGATGTATGCCTTGACGGAATGGTCGGTCGGCCATGGAAAGACTTCGTATTGGCCGCGTAGATTCCATTGGCGCTGCCATCCTGAGAGCGGATAGTTCAACGGGATGGCGGATTGAATGTCTGAGACGAGCCCAGCGGTGACTCGCTTGTAGTCCTTGGTGATGTCTCGACGAAGGGCTTTGTCAATCTTGTTGAGATCCTTAAGCGCTTGACCTAATCCAAATACTTCTATCCGTGCTTCAATGCCGCCGGCTGAGTCTCTCATTTTTGTCCTTTTTTGTTTTGGTCATTAAGGACTCTAATGATTGTTTGAAGGTCGCGTGAGTCAAACGATTCCGCATAGAAGGTCGGAGCCCATCCCGTCGCGACTACCAGTTCGGCTAGTTGCCGGCGGTAGCCGCGTCCGTAGGGTTTGGATCGGTTGCGTCCTCTGCTGCGATCTCGACGTCTGGGTTTTGTTTAAGCCATTCGCGCCAAGTTGCTGGAAGCTTCTCGCCTTTGATGGTGAGCAACGTGTGTACCCAACACGCGAGATCTGATGCACCTATGCCGCGTCCGTCTGACACTCGACGATTTTCTAGGCGTTCCCATTCGGCAATGACAAACAGATTCGTGGATAGTTGCTCTTTGACTTCTCCGCGCGTGAGGTTGAGTTTGATCTTCATGGTTCTCCTAGTGTCGGGCCGAGGACGGCCGTGATTATGGGTTAGTTGTGTCTGCGCTGTAGACGCCACCAGTAAAGGTAAGGTCTACGGTTTGCAATTCGCCAAGCGATGCGTTGATCACGGGCAGAGATTCCAAGTAGGTTCCCGTCAAAATGAAGGCTGGGTTTGTTGCCGAGTCAACTGCGTCGGTTGGCTTGACGATGACGTTGAGTTGTGTTCCAACCAATGGGGCAAGCGTTGCGTAAGTTTCCGATGCGGCGTAGGAAAGGTACATCGTTACCGTTAGTTCGTTGTTTTCTAAGCCGCCTGTGTAGACGCGCGAGGTTGATCCGAATGCGGTGCTTTCAAGTGCTTCAACGGTGCGAGTCAAAGTTGCTGCGGTCGTCTGATCGGTCAGGTCAATTCCGCCGATAGTCACTTTTGGATTCGAGAGGATTGTTGAGGTTGGCATGTTGGCTCCTTGAGTTGTGGTTTTAGTTTGACATAGATTCGGGCGCTAGGTGTGGATTACGCCGTTTGGACTTGGGTTGCGACGGTGAGTTCGTATGCCGGCAGCATAGATCCGCCGATGTCGACGTTTGTGGGGCGGCCTGAGATGATGCCGATGTTGAGCGCGTACACCTTGGCGAGCATGTTGAGGAGGGACTTTTGGGCGTCTAGGTTGCCGGGGCCTAGGGTCACGATCTGGAGTGTAAAGGTGAGTTTGGCGATGTTGTAGTTGTAGCCGTCAATCGAGTCAATGTTTACGAACACGCACGGCGGAACGATGTTGCGCGGATCGTTTACAACTTGGAGCCCTGAGACGGTTTGGAGTTTAGCGACTAGGTCGTCGTAGCCCTCATTAAATAGATCGGTGTAGGTCGGGACTGGCACTAGGCAACCTGCGGACGGTCAATGCCTAAGAGTTGGCGGATCATTCCGTTAAGCCCCATAACAGGAGCGGTTCCCATGGATTGAAATGATGCAAAAGAATCCATGGATCCGCGTTGACGGTACAAAGCTCCTCCGTACATGATCGTTCCAAGTTTGACATCCTGCGAAGGGACAGTCGTAAGTGAGTCCACGTAGCCGGCTTCCATACGTCGACGCCAACAGAACTGCGAAGAACTAGAGGCGCAAATGGTGAGGAATGTGGCGTCGGCTGCGGTGGCCGTACCGATGCCCAACCAGTCTTCAATGTCGGTGGCCGTGATCCATGTGCAAGTCGGAGTTGATGTCAGGGTTCCAGACGCTGCGGTTCGCTCGACATCGGCGGCCGTTC